CTGCTGTTTTGATACCTTCGTAGAATTGTAAGTGGCTTTTGATTTCAACTTCACTTGCTGATACGCCTGTAATTCCTTCACAAGCCCACATTACAACCTTGTGTAATTTATCAATGATTAAGGGTTCTCGTCTACCGTCCCTTTTAGTAACTAATATCTCTGCCATTTTACCCTATCTTTTTTCTTAAACGTTCACAGTCAAACGTTTCTTTAATTTTAAAATTGTATTGTTCTGTACTTATCACCGAACTCAGATCCCAGTTAAGAATATAGTCATTATTAACTAATAATATTATACAGTCACTGCCAATCTCGTCTACTGCTTTGGCAATTTTAATATCTGCTGATTCGTTGACTAGAATTATAGTATATGCTAAACCAAGACAAGAAGCAAGTTCACAGTAGCCGTTTTCTGCCAAAAGATCCCAGGGACCTAACCAATTTTTTTGGTCGTTCCAATGTATTAAATGATTAACTCTAGGTGCGTGACTCCACCATTGATTAATAGCGTCAAGTTGGGGTTTTAATTCGAGGTCCTGGACACGCTCACGCAGATCATGCCACTCTCGAAGACGAGCTTCAAAGTCTTGTGGCCACATATTATCTTAGGTGTGTTAGTGAGTAGTGTATGTATCCGGTTTCACCGGTGTTAGTACTTGTATAACGTAGTCTAAATGATGAACCTGATTCATCAACAGATAATACAACACCTGTTGAAGCGTTTTCATTATATTCATCGTAGTACGATAATGCGTTTGAGCCTTCTGCTAATGACACAGTTAAACGTCCAATGCGTTTAGCATCACCTCTTGATATTGAATAATCAATAGCAAAACAGCAAAAGCCATTGGCTTGTCTTGTAAACACATCTTGTGCTGATGATTGATTGTTTTCAATATTAGCTCGTAGACCTGCATCACGTTTGTAGTTACCGTAAGCAACTGATCTAGCATTGTCAAAGTATATGCCTCTAACTGTTTGTGATACATCTACACGTGTATGAAGTAAATCGTCGGAGTCTGTGCGTTCAAACATATCACCAACTGATATGTTGTCGTTACTTAGTATTTGAATTACTGATTCACTTGGGTTACCAGTACCGTTAAAGGTATTAGCAACGTTTAGGAAAATGTTGTGTCCTGATAAGTTTCTTTCAACATTGTTAAAGTAAATGCCTGAGTCTGAAACATCATCAAAAATGTTTTGTGTAATACGATAACCTTGTGGACCAACATCTGTTGTATCTTCACCTAACTGTACGCCTCTCCATAGTAGGTGAAAACGACCGTTAGTAAATGTAAAACCGTTTGAATTATCGTCTGCTTTAACACCATAAGTACAACCTTTAAAGCCACATTTATCAAATGTAACCATCTCAGGTGTAGTGGCCGGTGTGCCGGCTACTGTAATGCACTTAGTACCTCTTGACGCATCATTTAAGTCTGCTTCTAATAATGGGCCACTAAAGTTAATAGAATCAAAATAACATTGTTCTGCTGATTCAATCAAGCAAACATCATTTACGATGGTTGATTCAATTGACATTGAGTGCATTTCAATATACTTAGGAAGTGTTGCTGAGTTAGCACCAATGTTAGCACCAGTCTGTTGTAGACTGTCTGTTGTTCTTATAACGTATGCCGGTACAGATGAATCATCTGGAGCCATTCTAATAATACTTGACTCAACACCTTCGCCCCATACTTTAGCATAAGGTGGAATTTTAATAGTGTCTGATACTCTGTAAATACCTGCTGGGAAGTATAGTGAGCGTCTAATTTCAGGATTCTTTTCACGGCAGAATAATTCATAAAAAGCACGATTAATGGCCGCTGTGTCATCAGCTTCGCCATCGCCTACAGCACCAAAGTCTTTAACACTGGCCATGTCATCTAGTTTACGACCTAGTGTACGTTCAACAGCAGGATCATCTGTTTTAACTGTATAACCTGCGGCAAGTCCTTTATAGGTATATGCTGATGCTACTGACAATACATCACTGAATTCTGTTAAAACTTCAGTGTTACCAATAACTGGTGCACCTTCTACTAAGGTACCATTACCAATGTAAAGTCTGCGTTGATCTACTGACCAACCTAATTCACCGCCTGATAACTGTGGCAGGTTTTCATGTAGACCTTTTCTGTGTTGAATTCTTGATATTTGAACAATCGCCATGCTTCTATTATCCTAGTTTATATGATAGTATTTATCTAGTTGACAAGATAGATGACTAACAAATAATAGGTCGCAAAGTGAAATAATTGATCTATAACAGCAATCCACCACCAGACTTTGTCTTTACGTCCACAACCTATGCCGTGTTGTACCCTGTGCTTACAAAAGTCTATGTGCCAGTGTGCTAGATAGTCTAGTACAGATGCTAGTAGTGCTGTTTTAAAATCAATTAAGAGAAAGACTAGAAAGGTGCCTAAGGCGTGATGTAGATAGTGTGCATGACAGCCAAAGTAGTTATACTTGCTGTCTGTTTTGCCCCATAATAATTGTGCTTGTAGTCCAAGATCAATTATAACGTGTTTTACAAATAATAAAAATAATATGCTTTCCATTACCTAAATTTAGTGTAGTATTCTTCAACACGTTGCCACCATAGGTCACGCCACATGTCAAATTCTGCACCTTCGCTTATGAACTCTTGATATTTATAGTCTGCTGAACACATTAAAACTACACCTTTTTTAATGTTGGTACCATAGACTTCATTGTGTGCTTCTGCGTAGGCCGCTAATTGAAGAAAGTAATCTTCAATCCACTCACGTTTTTTAGGTTTATTGGTTTGTTTAAAGTCAAGTATAGCACCTTCGCCTTTGTGTATTCCTACACAGTCTGTGGTGCCTGCATATATTTTAGGATGATATAGAGCAACTTCTGTACCCCAGAACTCGTCTACATCTTTGAGTCCTTCAGCAATAACAACTTTAGCCATATCTAAACTTTGTTGTGCATAAGGATTTGAAACTGATTCTTTTAGTTCTTCACCGTTGACATAGTCCTCAAGATACTTGTGCATACGTGTACCTCTATTGGCCGCTTCTGTAACTATCTGTGTTGCCTTTTCCTCACCAACACTTTTACGCCAACGTGCAAGACCTTCTTGCTTTTCTTTTGATTTTGTTTTATCTAGGATTGTAGTAACACTTGGTACTGCTTCTCCATCTGGACAAGTGTATAATCTTTGACCATCTACACTTGCTCTAGACAGTTCTGCATAATCAAATTTCTTTACTATCATCTACTGAAAAACTTTCTCCGCAACCACAAGTTCCGGTTGCATTAGGGTTTAAAAATGCAAAGCCTTCGTTGAGTCCTTGCTTTTGCCAATCTAATACAGTACCATCTATGAAAATTAAATCTTCTTTGTTAACAAATATTTTAACACCTTTATCTTCAAACACAGTGTCTGTATCAAGTTGTTCGTCTGCTACTTCTAATATATAGCCAAAGCCTGAACAGCCTGTAGATTTTATACCAAAACGTATGCCCAACACGTTTCTACTTTCTATAAAGTCACGTGCTTTTTCTACGGCCTTTTCTGTAAATGTTATCATACTGAGAATGAACTACCACAACCGCAAGTGGTTGTAGCGTTTGGATTACGAATAGCAAATGTAGAACCCATGGCTGACTCTTGCCAATCTATTTCTGCACCTTGTACATACTGAGCACTCATTGCATCCACTAAAATAGTTACACCGTTGAATTCAAATATAAAGTCATCTTCAGACTTTTGTTCTTCAAATGTAAAGCCATATTGAAAACCTGAACAGCCACCGCCTTCAACAAACATTCTAACCTTAAGGTCAGGGTTTTGTTCTTCAGCAATTAGTGCTTTAATTTTATCAACTGCTGAATCTGTTATTGTAATCATCGAATCCATCTTAGTGCAAACTCCGTTATTTTTTGTTTATCAACAAAAGGATCAAACCATATTTCGCTTTTCTTGCCTATGTCATGATCGTACATATAATTATGTAGTCGCCATCCATCGCCAATGATAAATTCTAAACCAACATCTACATCTAATGTTATCACGCCAATATGCTCGTCTAACCAATTTAATATAGGAACGTGTAATAACATTTCTCTATTAATATATCTGCGTTCTGATTGACTGAGTTTGCTATAAACATCTACTAGTTCTTTGCTGGCTAGTAAGTTATAGTTTAATACAAACCTATGATCCATTCTTTGCTTGGTAGTCTGCTATCGCACTTTTAATTGCGTCTTCGGCGAGTACAGAACAGTGGATTTTAACTGGAGGGAGTGCCAACTCCTCAACAATGTCGGTGTTCTTGATAGCCGTGGCCTCATCGAGGGTTTTGCCCTTGAGAAGTTCTGTGACGAGACTGCTACTAGCAATAGCACTACCACAACCATACGTTTTAAACTTAGCGTCTGTAATAATTCCATCTTCTACATTAATTTGAAGTTTCATAACATCACCACAAGCAGGAGCACCTACCATACCAGTACCTACTGTTGGTAGACTCTTGTCCATACTGCCCACGTTACGTGGATTTTCGTAGTGATCTAAAACTTTATCTGAATATGCCATATAAAAATCTCCATAATACTTGAGTATTATTGTACACTATTTATACAGGAAGTCAAGCGATAAAAAAAGAGCTACCGAAGTAGCTCTTGTGGAGTAGCAAAGGCCAATGTTGAAGTTACCTTTTCATTGCCCTTTTAGCCATGGAGTTAACCGTTTTACGTGCAGTATCTACAGACATTGTTGGGTTTTTAGTTGATGTTAAATCAAAACTTACATGCTGTGGATTCACGTCAGCAATCATATTTTTTAATGGGTTTCTTTGTGCCATACTTTGTAGTTGACCTAAAGAAATATTCATGCCTAAATTGTCTGCCATATTAAGAAAAGTCTCAGTTGATACTTTTCCTTTTGTGCCTAAATCTTCTGAACGACTAATAAGATACTGAACCAAGGCCGCTAGTTCAAGTTCTGAACCATATACCTCAAACAGTTTCATTAACGACGTTCTCTGCCTAAATCTGTATCTAAATCTGGTTCTGCTGGTGTTTCTAAATCTGCAACTGCATCATCTAAATCTGCTGTTGCATCATCTAAATCTGCGTCTGCATCTGCATCTGCTGTATCATCAGTAGCAAACTCGTCTGGAGCTACTACTTCTTCACCAGTAATTGGTGCCATTGCACTTTCTAAATCTGTTTTTGCCTGTTCTAATGCCTGTACTAAAGTTGAAATTGCTGTGTTTGTTGCGTCATAGTATGACTGCGTTTGGTTAATTCCAAGTTCTTGCTTCATCATTTGTGCTAGATTAGGCAAGTCCTTATATTGCATTTCTGCAACATCTTCGTACATTTTCTGTATTCTGTCTACAATGTCTTGAGCCGCTAGTGTTACTTGTGCTTCTTCAACGTCTGCTTCTGTAATAATTGATTCGTTTGTTTTACGCTTGTGCATTTTACCACAAGCCTCTTCCATTTCTTCTTCATCTTCTTCTGCTGGATCTGCAATATCTGCTGGCATCATACCTGCTGGTGCTGTATGATTCATTTTTTTCTCGCTTGTGCCGCCTGCATACGGATTTTTATCTGCTGTACCTTCAGCAAGTCTTGCTTCTAATGCTTCTTTCATCATTAATGCTTGTAGATAAGCAGGGTTGTTTTGACTTGTGTGTCTTTGAATACTAGACTGTACTTCATTTACCAATGCAGTTGTTTTGGCCAATAGCCTTTGAGCCTGTTCTAATGAAAGGCCAGATACATCAACCTTACGATTGAAGTAGCTTTCCATAAGTTTGCCAACCTGTTTTACTTTATTTGTTGCTAATTCTTGCAGTTTCATTGTCAAATCCTTTTCGTTGATAGTATTTAGCCAATTCGATTGTGTTCTGTAACATAATTTTAATATCGCCTCTAACAGCAATATTATTAGTTACTCTATCAGCCATCAACATTCTTCTATCTTGGTCTTTTGTTGTTTTTAATATGTGACTTTGTCTGTCAATATCAACATCAAGACGTTGTAATCTTCTATCTTGACTCAGTAAATGGAATGCTTCTTCTATCCTACCATTGTATTCTAAAATACAATATGCTAGAGCATTACGACTACATGTAAATTCACTGACTTCTGTGCCGTGTCTTTTTACCATATAGTAACCGTCTGCTATTGGGGAAATTGTGTAACGTCCAAAAACAATGTAGTCTGATTTGACTTTAACAATGATTCCTGACGAAAGGCTTTGTAGACTTTGGGTGGCTAGAGTCTTAAACTTTTTGTAGCTTTGTGTGGTATCAGTATTCACTGTATTACCAAACAAACTTAGTTAGTAACCAACCTACCACACCAATCAACATAGTAATTGCTGTGCCAGCCCAAGTAATCAGTTGTGTTGAACGTCGACGGTCAAGATGTACAATCATATCTTTGATTTCGCCTACTGAACGTTCTAACGAACTTACTTTTTGCTCAACTGTGTCTAATTTAGTTTCCAACGCATCGTACCTCTCGGCACATAGTTCAACGTGGGCTTCTAAATTTTCCTTTTCAATCTGAGTAGTACTCAACGCTTTTTTTCTCCAACAGGATATTAAAGCATCATTACTATGCGAGCCTAAGATTTGCCTATATGTGCCAATTTTGTGTATCGTAAATGCTTTGTAACTAGCCTAAACTAGTTGCTTGTTTTTATTTATCACAATCGGCTAAATTACCCGAAAATAAGTATTGGTGTGTTCGCCTAGAGTGTTGATTGTATTATTGATTTTGGCAGTTTCTGCTAGGCTATCTATGATAGGAATGTTGTTAAAGTCTGCAATAAGGCTTCCTAATGGGTGTCCGTGATCTGTAAAAGCATCTTCATGTTCACTTTCAAAGTCAAAGCACCATACAGTGTAAGGAAATAAACTTGGCATATAGTAACTACCAAACACGTGATCCTCTATTTGTACATCTTCTATCTTTACTGGACTGTGTACAATACTAGGTTGTGCCCTTAAAGATATTAATTGTAAGAATGTTTCGTAGTTGCGTTGTTGATTACGCCTGACTATTTCTTCAGGGTTACTGGGTTTGCGAGTAAATCCTGTAGGTGTAATATCTATTAATGTATAACAGCGTATCATTCTTTTGTTAGCTCTACTAGAACTCTAAGTTTGTCTAGAGCTTCTTTAATCATTGTGTGTTGGGATAATGTTGACCAGTCTTGTTTGTACATCCAGTCTCTATAGTCTCTGAACTCGTCATCTAGTTCAGTAACTAGTTCACGTTTATAGTGTGGATCCATAAGTTTACGTCTGTAAATAGTTTTGCCACCATCGGGTGATTCGTAAACCCAAGCAGTTGTATCTCGTTCAAACAATTCTTGTTGTTCCATAAACGTATTTATAGCCACAAAAAAAGCCCTGCTAAAAAACAGGGCTCTTTAGATAAGTTAAAAACTTATGATAATGTTGCCGCTACAGTTACGCCTGTTACTGCTGGTGTTGGACCACCTTGAACTAA